CAAGACTGGTTATTACCAGTGTGCAAATCCAGATGGTGACAATAGAACGGCACTCTGTATCTACGAGAATGAAAATCTTACTGCGGTAGATTACACACGAGATATTGCCAATGGAAAGACCAGTTATGATTTGATTTCTGTCGTCCAGTTCTTTCTGGAACTGTCTTTCCCAAAATCTATTAAGCAAATCTGCGAATGGGTTGGACTTGACTACTATCACAACTTCGAGGAAGATCTTCCTAAAAGTATGTTGATTCTAAAAGAGCTCATTGCCATGCAAAATGAAGGTGAAGAACACGAGGATGACCGTCCGATAGTCCCCATCTCCGAAGCCATCCTCGGTTATTACAAACCTTATGTGAACCAGATCTTTGCTGACGATGGAATATCTTATGAGACGCAGCAGGAATTCGAGATTGGCTTTGATGAGCTGACAAATAGAATCACGATTCCAATTAGAGATGAAATTGGTACTCTGGTTGGTGTAAAGGGAAGATACTTTGGCAAGCCGCCTGAAGGTGAATTAAAGTATCTGTATCTTGAGCCGTGTGCCAGAAACCGTATTCTGTATGGCCTGTATAAGACAGAGCCGTACATTAAGAATAAAGGTCTGGTATATGTTGGTGAAGCTGAAAAGTCTGTCATGCAGATGTGGAATATGGATGTCTGCAACTGTGTAGCGACCGGTGGCAAGAAGGTTTCACAGAATCAAATTGAAATCTTAACACGTCTTTGCGTTGATATTTGTTTTGTTTTTGATAAAGACGTTCAGCTTAGTGAGCTTATGGTTCTCGCCAATCGATTTGTCGATGGCGTAAGTGTGTATGCTGTAGTAGATGATAAAGGGATTCTGGATGAAAAGGAAGCCCCGACTGATAATCCTGAAAAATTTAAGGCATTGATTGAGAACTGTGTTAGGAGAATTAAATGAATGTAAAACTCTGGAAGGGGAGTAGAAACGACCTATCAGACCCGATTGGAACGATTATGGAGAACAGAGGGGTTGAGGATTATAAGACCTACATGAACCTAGATGATTCTTGTCTGAATTCTCCGTGGGAACTGGACAACATGGAAGATGCTGTCAGGCTGTTGAACAAACATATCTGGAACAAGTCTATTATTTCTATCCTTGTAGACTGTGATGTGGATGGATTCACAAGTGCTTCAATGATGTTTCAGTATTTGAAGACGATTGGTTATTTTGGAAAAATCAATGTTCTGCATCATAGTGGCAAGGAACATGGACTCTCTAAAGAAATTGAGGTTTCACCTGAAACTACCTTACTGATTATTCCTGATGCTGGCAGCAATGATGTTGAGCAGTGTAAGGAACTCCGTGAAAAGGGCATTGATATTTTGATTCTTGACCATCACATCTGCGACAGAGAGAATCCTTACGCAGTAATCGTCAACAACCAGAACGGTACATATCCTAATAAGGAATTGTCTGGCGCTGGCGTGGTGTATAAGTTTCTTCAAGCCGTTGATGAAGATAATTGGACTGATGTTGCAGACAGGTATCTTGATTTAGTGGCAGTCGGAAATATCGGTGACGTTATGGATATGCACTCGCATGAGACAAAGCGCCTTTGCACAAAAGGTCTTGCACGAATTGTAAATCCGATGATTTGTGCTCTGGTTGAGGCGAATAGTTTCAACATCAAGGGTGACCCGACTATCAATGATATTCAGTTCTACATCGTTCCGATGATGAACGCACTGATTCGTGTTGGCTCATCCGAGCAAAAGAAGCGGATGTTCCGTGCGATGGTCGGTGAGGAACAGACGTTCCAGTACACTCCGACTCGTGGCAAGAATGCCGGTGTCACGATTGACGAGACTCTGGCACAGCATGTGGCTCGTGAGTGTTCGTCTTGCAAGTATCAGCAAAATAAAATGAGGGACAAAGCAATCCCGGAACTTCAAGAGGCCATCAAGAGAAACGGAGCAGACAAGAGCAAGGTCCTTTTTTGTGACTCTACAGGAGTATTGGATAGCCGATTGACTGGCGTGGTGGCTATTAAGTTGGCAGAAATGTATAGTCGCCCGTGTGTGTTACTTCGAGATTTTGCTGATGAGCCTGATGTTTATGGCGGTTCAATGCGAAATCCAGATGGATCTCCGATTGAGGATTTCAAAAAGTTTCTAACAAATACTGGAGATTTTGAATCCGTTTCTGGGCATGAAAATGCAGCTGGCGTAAGAATCAAAAAAGAAAATATCTTTAAAGCTATTACAGATTGTGATGAATTGCTAAAGGATACCGTGATGGATAATGCCACGGTATTTGATTTTGTATTTGATTACGACCAGCTTGGTATTGCACTTATTAAGAAAATGCATGAAATGCAGAAGGTATGGGCACCAGGTATTCCTGAACCACTGTTTCTTATTCAGAAGATTCCGCTTACTCATGATAGTTGCAAGCCAATGGGAAAGAACGGAAATATGTGGCGGTTCAGCGACGAAGAGAAGGGGATTGATTTTGTGTGCTTTGCTGATAATGGCCGAATGATTGACTGGATCAACAATGACTTTTATGGTGGTCAAGAAGAAAAATACATCAATGCTGTATGCCGGTTGTCTTTGAATCAGTATGGAAACAAGGTGACTCCGCAGGCACAGATTGTTGATTTTGAGGTGATTTGATATGGGAAATTGGAAACGTGCTATCGCCATCGACTTTGATGGCACTCTCTGTGAGAATAATTATCCTGATATCGGTGAGCCAAACTGGAATGTCATTTATCAAGCAATTCAGGAACAGAAACACGGTGCTGGTCTGATTCTCTGGACTTGCCGTGAAGGAAAGCTTTTGTATGATGCAATGGAGGCTTGCTTTGATTGGGGCATTCAGTTTGATGCAATCAATGAGAGTCTTCCTGAGTGGAAAGAGCATTTTGGCACTGCTCCTAGAAAGGTTGGGGCTGATGAATATTGGGACGATAAGGCTGTGCCTGTGAAAGATGGTAGTCTCGATATTAAAAACAACGAGAAATTGACCATTGAAGAATTAAAAGAAATGGCTGGACTGCCAGTTTGGTGCTCTGATTCCGAATGCTGGACATTAGTGGAGTGCGATAAGAAAGGCCCATGGAAGGACGTTCCTTTTGTTTCTTTTCGGAAGAACGGATCTTCGTTTACATGGAACGTTGTAAATCGAGAGCTTTCTTGCTATCGAGGAAAGGTATAAGCCTATGGCAGTTTACATTACAGGTGATATTCATGGCGATTACAATCGGTTTTTAGAGCTAAATAAATTTTGTATTAAACATAGGCTTGGAAAGAACGACTGGATCATCTGTCTTGGTGATGTTGGTCTAAACTATTATGGTAAGGATAACATCAACGAATGGAGAGTTAAGACCATTGCTGCGGACATCCCTGCGAACTTATTCTGTATTCATGGCAACCACGAGCGCTGCCCGTCTCGTAAGGATGGTTATAAAACAAAGGAAATCAGTGGAGATATTTGCGGTAAGGTGTGGCATGACCCACATTATCCCAATCAGTATTTTGCTATTGATGGCGAGGTCTATCAAATTCTTTCTGGTGTAGAGATGTTAACCTGTCTTGTCTGTGGCGGAGCTTATTCTGTAGATAAATATTATCGGTTGGAACGTGGCTGGAATTGGTGGCCGGATGAACAGCCGAACGAGAAGACTAAGAAAAAGATCTGGAATATTACACATGACCCTCAAATCGATGACATTGATGTTATGCTCACGCATACCTGTCCATTCCGGTTTATTCCAACTGAATTGTTTATCGGTGGTATTGATCAAAGCACAGTAGACCAGTCAACTGAAATATTCTTTGATAATATATATGAATGCTATCCTAACGATTGTAAACCATTCTGGTACTTCGGCCATTTCCATGGCAACAAGTACACCGATGACTATGTGATGCTTTTCGACGATATTATTAAGTTTGGAGATAAGGTGAATACGAATGAGTGAATATCATGTGAGCTGTGGTATGTTTGGTATTTACGCAGGGACTGTTAAAAAGAATGGAACCGAGTGGAAAGATAAAACTCGTGTCACAGATGAAGCTATCGAGGCAGTTCGTGATTGGCTTCTTTCTGAAGCTCAGTTCAACAATAGAACTTTTGGTGGATACACATGGACAACAAAAGACGGTAAGACTGTAACTTTGAGAGTGTCCATTGAAGATAAGGAGCAGACAGAATGATTAAAGACAAAAATTTACGAGTGCTTGATTACATTGACGGCAAGGAAATCCTCATTCAGATGGGAGAGGAAGGTTCGGAACTATCAAAGGCTGCAATAAAGTTTTATCGTGCAATTGACATGAAGAATCCAACACCGGTAAGCATCAATGAAGCTTACGAAAATCTCGTAGAAGAATTCGGTGATGTACTGAACTGTATCTACGCATACTTTGATGATGAC